TACTAAGCTTGTTCCAACTGCCCAGCTCCCTGTCCGAAGCTCAAGTGACGCAGCTGGGTACGACCTCTTCAGCACTGATAGCTACGTCGTTCTCCCAGGTCGCCGCGTGGTCGTCTCCACAGGTATCTCAATTCAGCTCCCGCCAGGAACGTACGGTTCTATTAGACCTCGCAGTGGGTTGGCCGTGAAGCATGGTCTGGACACTCTTGCGGGTGTGATTGATCCGGATTATACGGGCGAGGTCAAGGTGGTTCTGCAGAACCTCGATATGAATCAACCCTTTGTGATTCGCCCAGGGTACCGTATCGCGCAAATGATTCTCGAAAACTATACAGTGGCTGACGTGGTGGAGGAGAGAACGGAGTTCTCGACGGGAAGCGGAGCTTCCCTTCCCACCGAGTTTACGGGGCTCGTGACGGAGCGTGGCGCGTCCGGGTTCGGTTCCACAGGTCTGTGAATCACCTCTTAAGGGTATAAAACGTTTTATAAATAATGGAACCCTTTCAGGCTGTCGCCTGGGAAGGACAAGATATAGATGACCAGTTCACCATCCGCATATTCGGAAGATCTGCAGATGGTAAATCGGTTTCTCTTGGAACACCGTTCCAACCTTACTTTTTCATAAAACCCAAGAAAATTACTCAAGAACTCTTGAACTTTGTCAAGACCAAGTGTTGGAAAGCCGAACAGAAACGCGCAAAGGATCTCTGGGGGTTCCAGAACGGGGAACTCTCTGATTTTATTCAGGTCACATTCAAGAGTCACAAACACCTTCGGGGCCTTGCATACTCGGTTGAAAACAACAAATGGCCCGAGCTCTCGGGGTGTCGTGTGTACGAGTCGAACATCGACCCCGTTTTGAGGTTTATGCACGTGTCTGGGTGTTCCTCGACCGGATGGATCGACCCAGGTATGTGTGAACCAGACATCAAGACAACATGTGACGTCAATTTGTGGGCACCGAACTGGCGGTTTATTGAACCCATAACCCGTGATGATATTGCGCCTTTCCGAATCATGTCTTTTGATATCGAGTGTTATTCGTCGACCGGCGCGTTTCCAGACCCTCGGAACCCTCAAGACGTCGTGTTTCAGATCGGTATGACCACCAAGGAGTTTGGGAAGGAAGGGTGGTTCGACCGGAAGTGTCTCTGTCTCAAAAAGACTATGGGCCAGGACCTCGAGTCGTTCGAGACGGAGCGTGAGCTTTTGGACGCCTTCCAAAAGTATCTGATCAAGACGGACCCGGACATCATAACAGGCTGGAACATCTTTGGCTTCGACTTGGAGTTTCTACACGTTCGGGCGGTCCTCAGGGGCGCAAGTACCGTATGGGGCCGCGTCAAGGATGATCCGGTCGAAAAGGTTGTCGAAAAGAACCTTTCGAGTTCGGCTCTAGGCAACAATCTGCTTAAGATGACCCCTATGAAAGGTCGGTACGTCTTTGACCTGTTCCAGGATGTTAAGCGCGAACACAAGCTCGAGTCCTATTCTTTGAACAACGTGTCTAAACACTTCCTCAAGGACCAAAAAAACGACATGCCCGTCAAGGAAATCTTCGGGCGGTACGCCGAGGGTGACCCGGAGCGACTCGGTGAGGTGGCGGCGTATTGTATCCAGGATACTGTTCTGCCACACAAACTCTTAGCCAAACTGTGTCAGATCCAGAACCAGATTGAGATGGCAAAAGCCTGTTGGGTCCCGCTCTCATTCCTCAGTGAACGAGGTCAGCAAATCAAGGTGTTTAGCCAAATGGCAAAGAAGGCTCGGGAACTGGGTTTCATTATTCCGACTTTTAGAAAGCCTTCGGCCGCTTCATCTGAAGATGAAGACGGGTACCAAGGTGCAACCGTGCTCGAGGCTCAGACGGGCGCCTACTACGGGCCAATCACAGCCTTGGACTTTGCGTCTCTGTACCCTTCGATCATGTGTGCACATAACCTGTGTTATTCGACCCTTGTCATGGACCCCAAGTACGATAACCTCGAGGGGGTCGAGTACGAGACGTACGGGCAACACAAGTTTGCGCAGCGGTCACCAGATGGCGAAGCCATCTGTTCCCTCCTTCCCGTCATCTTGACAGACCTCAAAGCGTTTCGTAAAAAAGCCAAGAAACTGATGGCCCAACACGAAGGAACGCCTATGGAGGCTATCTATAACGGCCAGCAGCTCGCATACAAGGTCAGTATGAATTCCATCTACGGGTTCACGGGTGCCTCCAAGGGTATGTTGCCCCTCGTAGCTATCGCCTCGACCGTGACTATGCGTGGTCGCCAGATGATCGAAACGACCAAAAACTACGTGGAGGCGCACTTCCCCGGTGCGAAGGTGAGGTACGGGGACACGGACTCCGTGATGGTCGAGTTTGATGTTCAGGGCCGGAAAGGTCAAGATGCCATCGACTACTCGTGGCAACTGGGCGAACAGGCAGCCGAACAGTGTACGAAGCTTTTCAAAGCGCCGAACGACCTCGAACTCGAGAAGGTCTATTGTCCGTACTTTCTGTACAGCAAGAAGCGCTACGCGGCAAAAATGTGGGAAGCCAAGACCAGTCCCGATGGGACTGTGAATGTAGTCTTCAAAAAGATTGACGTCAAAGGCCTCCAGGTGGTTCGAAGGGACTCGTGTCCGTACGTGCGTGAGACCCTCAAGTCGCTTTTGGATATGGTGCTCGAGTCGAGCGACCCAACACCCGTTATCGAGTTTGCGCGCGACGCGGCTCGGAAACTGATGGCTGGTGAGATTCCTACAGACAAGCTCTTGATGAGTAAGCAGCTCGCGTCGGACTACAAGGTGCCTCAGCCCCACGTCACGGTCCGGGACAAGATGCGAGCCCGCGCGCCCGGCTCCGAACCGCAACAGGGCGACCGCGTGTCCTTCGTCATCATCAAGGGCGACGGAAAGATGTTCGAAAAGGCCGAAGACCCCGTATGGGCTCGGGACAACAAAGTCCCGCTCGATTACCAGTACTATTTCACAAACCAGTTCAAAAAGCCCGTACAGGACCTTTTGGAACCTCTGGTCAGCGCAGACTTGATCTTTGACAAAAAGTTTATGGTCAAGACGTCGAGTTCTGCCGAAGTGGAGGCGCGGAAAGCCTTCCTGGCCCGGTTCTCAAAGCCCTTAAAAGCTCCGAACGTATAGTAGGTATGGAGCAGCAGGAGGCTTATCAACAACAGATTCTTCAAAGCATAGAAGACGAAGTGGCACGTCGCGTCAATCTCAGGTCCAGGGCAGTGCTTGAAGAGGTTTCTCGACTCTACGAGATCCCCATCGAGCGACTCATCAAAGATACGGTACGGGTCGAAGACAATTTCTGTAAAGGTATTCTCAAGAGTAAACAGAGGTGCTTGAAAAAACCCAAGGAAAATGGGTACTGCGGCTTCCACCAGTGTCAATGCCCTCACTACAAACCTCCTACACCCGAAAAGAAAGAGGAAACAGCACCAGCACCGTGGGACTGACCAGACTTAGAGAATTCCAACTTAAAATTGATTAATGGGAAGCAAAAGTGACCTTTTACTTTCAAGTCTTACCAAGTTTTTCGAAGTTCCCGAGAATCGCGAACAGCTCCATGACATTCTCGGTCACGGAAAAGGCCCGTCTCTCCGGAAACTCGAGTGGTTTGTGACCAACTATTCCAAGGCGAACCATGTATCGTTCACAGCTCCGAACGGCAAGGTTTTTACGGTACACGTCGCATACAAGTCAAGCTTGGACGGGTACAGTAAAAAGCTTTTTGATCCGTTTTGTCGGACCGAACGTATCGACTTTCAGGGCCTGACCACCACGTGTGCCCAACTGAACTTTCTTCGGTGGGCAATTTCGAACGGAATTGTAGACGCGCTCCGGAAGCTTACAGAAACGGAAGGGAAGCAAATCCACCCTGAAATTGAAGCAGGCTGTATCCATAATAAAATAGGTACAAGTTGTATCCAGTAATGAGCTGATTTGTGTACGACGCGTTAAAGTTCAACTGAAGGTACGTTGTTTGCGAATTTAACTTTGAAAAATTCAAGTACCCACCCTGATTGTACTCTTTCGGCGTTAACCCGAAAGAATACATGTAGATGTTCTTTGAAGGTATCGAAAGGTAGTGTTCCATAGGCTGTTTGAACGAGTAGTAAAGAGACCCTTGAAACGTACTCAAAATGTCCACATTATTCAGGGTAATCTTAGCGTTGTTAATAACGTCTACGAAGTTAGAGTTTCCAGAGGGGAACTGAAGCTCAATACCAGTTTGAATATACTGAGTCGAGTACCCGTAGCTGTATCTGGACGCATAGTACTTACCGTCCGTCACCGTCTCGTAATTCTTATTTCGAAAGAACCACGCCAGAACCTGAACTGGATAGTTAGCCGTCAATTGAAGAGTTGGATTTGCGCTCGTGAATGCAAGCGTCGACTCTTTTTGGACGCGATTCACGATGTACTTGAGTGGTGTGTTCTGATAGTACAACTTTTCTGCATTTTCTAAAAGGATTTCTTCAGTGATGAGATTCGGCCAAAGTGTTGTCCCTGTCGGATACACATCAACATTTGTATTGGCCGGAAGACTTGCCCACCACGTGTTTGGTCTAAAAGTGAAACGGACGTACAAACGCTGGTTCCACATGGCACACACGGGAAGGTACGGCTTTCGAAGCCGCTCACGTCCTTTATTATGAGCCGAATGACGTCTACAAAAGAAAAACTCGAGAGGGATGGTGATAGTGCCACCGACTTGTGCGTTTGACACGTTCAGGGCTGTCTGAAGTCCGAGCTGCTCGTCAGCATCCAGAAACATCTGGTCCCGGATAACGTACCAATCATCGTACAAAGTCTCGACGATGGTCTCATTCATCAAAAGATCAACCTGTTGTAAAAGGGCCCGGCCAACGTTTGGTGTGTATCCGTTACTCCCCGCAAGGGCCGGTAAAGTCACGGAGAGGTACATGTTCGACAGAAGATGACCCAACTCTGTCGGACGTAGTTCAATCTGAACGACCGAACCCTGATACGAAGGGTTTGGAGGTGGAAAAGGGTACACCTTTTGATACATAACAAAGTTTGAATAGCGCTTAAATTGAGGGTTCCATTGGGACTTGCTCATATCGTCGGTCCAAAGATACTTTTCCTGTGGGCCCTCGGCCTGGAGCGAAAGGACTGAACCTGAACTGAACCCTTTGTCCTTTTCTTCAATGTACTTGCTTTCTGGAAAAAGGCGTGTCCCGGGTTGTGGGTCTTGCCATTCCACGTCCGTATTGAGGTCCCTGAGTTCCGCGTAATTCCCTACGTGAACGTTCGAGTTCAACTGGACTTGTACGTTTGGTATTCCACTGGCAGTTGTCGGAGAGACATAAGTTGTGAATTTTCCAGGAACAAATGAGTTTGTAAAAAGAGGCTCTTGAATCATTGCTGGAACACCATTCACGTGTACGGGAACGGAGTTGTTTGGTGGAATGCTCCCGTCAACGGGGACAAGTGTTGCAAAGGTCGAACCTTGAAGATTCTGAGAATATGAAGTTATTTCCATAGGAACACTAAACGTTGGAAGACCCGTAAGTCTCCACTTGATAGCTGTCTGAGGTGGTGGAGGTGCCGTAAAGTAAAATGTGACAATATTTTGAGAAACTACATAGTATCCATACAACGGAGCTTGAACTTTTTTAGTGTTGTAATGTAATTGGGTCGGTGGATAAATAATTGAACCTACAGACTCCTGTGTTCCTTCTATATTTTGGTCCGTGTCCGATTGAAGATTAAACGACCACTTGTAAGATCCATAATCTGTAGACCCTCCAACGTTTGAAAACCCCGTGACTTGAATTTGACCTAAAATTCCATTGAATCCCACCCCGGCCCATCCAGGACTTACAGGAATGGTCGGAACGTCTGTCGTTGCGTAAAACGTCACCTGGGTCGGACCAGTCACTTTATAAAAACCACTTACATCAATTGGAAAAAGGTTAATCGGAGTCTGTTGAGGAGTCGGAGCCACGGAAGCAGGGGTCGGTGATGGCGTCGGTCCTATAGTTTTATTAAAGAGATTGAAAATGGATGCCTGTGCTCTTTTTTCAAGAGAAATCACGTTTTGGAACACTTTCTCCATCTACAACTCGCTCAGATTATTCTTCCA